TATGCTGTTGTTGCTGCACCTAATGACGCTGATGAAGTATACAGCGCAATCTTGATGGTATCAGAATCCATGTCCTGTTCTTTTTGAAACAAGTCTTCTTTAAAACTTGTACACATTGCTTGTGCGATAGCCATTATAAACCTCCGTTATATTCTGCTGCGTAGTCTCGCTGCATCTCTTGTACAAATAATTGCACTGCTTCGTCAAATTGTGTCTTATAAAGGGCCAAAGTTTCTCCAGCTTTAAGAAAGGCTGATGCTTCGTAAAGACACGCTGCTAATAACACATTTTCTGCGTTATTTCCAATCCAAGTATTCGCGTTACTTGAACTTAAACCTGTTTCTGGGGCGATATAATCAACTTGATAAGTTGATGTTGTGGCGTCTGGAGTGGGCGCAACAGTAAAAGTTGTGCCTCCAGTCGCCGCTGTTTTTGTACTATACATTTCTGGAACGCCTTGAGTTGTGGCGTTTGGCCAGTAATCACGCAGATATGAATCCACTCTGTGATTTAGGTATGACGTTACATTCGCAGTAATGACAGAAACCTGTCTAATCATTCGCGCAGATGGCACAGTATAATCTGTTGTGCCTTGCACCAGCGCCGCTGATGCGTTTTTCCTAAAGCAAGGTAAGTTAGGGAGGCGCTGGAAGATCATCTCTTCAGCCTGTGCTATGATTTGATCAATGGAAGTAGTCAGCTCCGCGCTGTCATCTTCCAGAAAGTTTTCAATGTTAGCTTTTAGCTGCGTATAATTCATAGCCCATTACCCCATGTTCCGTTACCCCAAGCATTGTTACCCCAACCTACTGCGACATCTACAGAAGTTCCGTCACCTATCACACCTGTACCAGCCAAGCCTGTTTCGCTTATTTCAGCTTCTGCCACTTCGCTGCCTGTTGTGCCTACGCCGCCAAGACCAGTGACTGGGCCAACAATAATGTTGAAGTCACTGCCAGCTCCAGTTCCGATAACATGAACAGATCCAGTGCCAGATACGCCAGAAACATCTATTTCAGACACGGCTGTTTCTGTGCCTATTGCGCCTGTTCCAGCAACGCCTGTGATGATTTCTTCTTGCTCAAATATTGATGCACCAATACTGCCAGTGCCAGCGACCCCTGTTGTGACTTGCTCTGATTCTGGAACTTCAGTTCCAATCGCGCCTGTGCCAGCCACGCCGTCAGTAGTAGTAGCTGTGGCAAATACACCAAGAGCGCCTGTTCCGATCACACTGGTGACGTTTACATCAGTTGATATAACAACTTCATAATTACCAATTGCGCCTGTACCAGCCGCTGCATTGATAGCTGGGTTTGGATAAACTGTACCCACAGCGCCTGTACCAGCCACGCCAGTGACCGAAACGTCCATTTCTATCACAGACCCATGCGAAACCACTCCAAGGCCGTGTACGCCCACTGGAGGGCGATCTTGGACAGGCGTAAAGATGTCGAAGTTGTATCCTATAAATACCTCTGCATTTTCAGGATCGTTATCTGGGCGCGGATTAAACAGCGCCGTTGCATCAACAACATTCTTTGCTGGTGTTAGCTGTGGTTGTTTTGGCTCCCAGTCATCTGGAGATACGCGCAATCCATCCCAAGTGGTCATAAGGTCCGTATATGGAACCTTTAGGCCACCTCTGTCGCTTATCGCTTGGGATTTTTTGCCTCTTGCGTATTTTGCCATTAATATAAATTCAGCGCAGTGGGCTGAACCCTCAGAGATACGCCATCATTGTCTGATGCCGCTGCAAAACTAAATGCTCTTTCGTACATTTCGTTTAACATTGTAAACTTCTCAACTGCAAATTTCATTGCCAACTTGCTTGCAAGCCCAGCGCAAATGCATTCATTCCAACGATATGGTATATCTGCGTCTTGATTGGATGCCGTGACATCTTCAAGCTGTCTAATCGCCCAATAGACCATACTATATGTTGTTTTGTCTGGAACTTGCCAGAAATATGCAACAGGCGTGAACTGCTTGTCGAGCATATACTGGCTTGGCTTGCCGCTAGAATCTTTGTTTGGCAGTTGGTTATAATCAGAAATAGATACGCGATTAATCATTTGATCAGAAGTATCTGTGCCAGAGCTGTCGCGTATAACTGCGCTTATGATGTCAATTGTTCCTGCTGGCAGCGTGTAAGACGCTGTGCCGTTCACCAGTGTGAGTGTTTGCTGTTCTACTGCCCAGTAGTTGATACCTCTGTTTGCCCACTCAGCGAAGAGTAGGTTAAGGCTGCGCCGTGCAGACACAGCCTTATCGCCAGTTTGTGTTTGGGTATCAATACCGCAACGCTCAAATGCCTCAGTGATAATCTCTTCAACATTTGGTCGAAATGCTACGGTTCCTGAAGTTGCCATTGAAAACTCCTAGTATTCTTTGATGACCCTTAGAACCAGTTGATATGAATCGCCCACAGCACCAGCTCCATCAGTCGTAAACTTCACATCCCCAGTTGGGTTTGTGCCATACGACTTCGTTGAAGGAAGGCCACCAAACTTTGAGAAATCGTGATATCCAATATCATCATCTCCAATGTTCATCATAATGATGTCTGTGTCAGCGTCTGCCAACACGCGCACCGTCATGCTTTTAATGACCCACCATCCTTCGATGATACGAACAGCCGTGCAAGGCTCGCCATTCGCGTTAGGAGCAAGTGTGGAAACATCAATCTTGAGAACAGCACTTTCGTCGCCAGTATCAACGTATTGATACTGGAAAGCGAAGACTGCCTCTCTGGTGCTATCACTTAGCTTCTTTACTGAGGAAATATCAGCCATTGGCCTTCCTCCTTATGAAAGATTGTTGTTCTGAGCATACAAGATAGTAACACGAACTTCACCCGCAGTTGTCGCGGCAGAGTTAGTAACAGTCAAACGAATATCTGCTGTTCCAGTGTCTTCCCATGCTAACGCACCACCCGCTTCAGTTGTCGGATATTTACGACCCGCAGTTGTTCCAATACCGTAAGTATTAAGAATAGATGTTGCACCGCCTACAGTATCTCCAACACTCAAGTTGGTTGCGCCACTTGCTGCTGTAATAACGTCAATCACACAATCAATAATTTGTGAGTTTGCAGGGATAACAACATCTGTCACAGACGCTGCTAGTGCGCCACCAGATAAATCCGCTGCGAATGTTTGAGACATCACTACTTGACCAACATTCGCAATATCGCTGCCTAGTGTTGTGCCAGTGGTGACTTTGATTGTTCCAGCCTTAATTGGTCCAGAAAAAGTTGAAGTAGCCATGTTGATCTCCTGTCTTGGCTATTGTCAGTCGCCCAATGCGACTGTCAGGGATATTTGGAGACTACAGCAAGTTTGTTAAAAAAGAAAGAGGCGATCCGAAGACCGCCTCAATCAAACCCAACAGAGAGGAGAAGTTAGGTAATTTACGCGCCTGATGATCCGAAGATCCCACGCCAGTCGGTGTAACCGAAGCTGTAACGCTCACGCACTTTATAGCGCACGTTGCCAGTTTCGAAGTCACCTTCCATGCCTTTTTTCATAGGCGAGCGTTGGAACATTTTCAGTCCATCTGGAACATCAGTTTGTACGAACCACTGATCGCTGTCTGTTAGACGGCGCATAATGTGGTAACCTTGTGGAAGGTAACCGCCATTGCGGATCGCGTTGATGTCATTGTCAGCAGTGCCAACACGCAGTTGTGATTCAAGCAAACGCTCCGCAACAAAAGTGTAAGCAGTTGGGATAACCAACTTCGTACCTTGTGCCGCAATGCGAAGGCCGCGATCATCTTTCATGTCAGCAATCTGAATAAGGATTGCTTCTAGTGACACTTCTGACAAGTCAGCCGCAGTTGCAAGAATGTTAGACTGGTTGCCGTTCTGGGTTGGGTGTGATGCACTCAATAGAGTAGCGCCATCCCCACCTGAAGCGGTTGTCGCGGTATTCAAAATGTTAGCCGCTTTGATCTCTTTAGTAGAGGCCATTGAGCGAGCCAACGCTTTTGTATAGCGAGAAGCAATCGAACCATACTGGCCGTCTTCTTCAGCTTCTTCAGTGATTGAGAAAGCCAAAGCGATTGTTTCGTGCTGATAACGCGCAGTCCACTGCTGAGAGGCT